CGTTCTCGGCCGCGCCGGCGGCGGGGCCTCGACACCAGGCGGAGCCGCACGCGCCGCTGCTCACCGGCCCGCCGGTCGATCGCTCGCAGGCGCGCAACAGGCACGACCAGATGCTGCTGTTCAAGCAGTTCGCGCTGGAGGCAACGCCCGGCGCGCTGGTCTCGGCCGACGACATGTACGCGCGCTATGCGGCCTGGGCCGGACGCCGCTGCATGAGCCCGGCCGTGTTCCACGAATTGTTCTCGGAGGTGGCCGAGGTGCCGTTCACGCAGATCGGCGGCCAGCTCTACTACGCGGATTTCGCCGTGCGCACCTCGGCGGTGCGGGCGGTGAGTTGAGCTGATTTCCGGCGCCGGAGTGCGAGCGCAAGGGCGGGTGTGCGAGGCGAAAGTCTAGGACGATGTCGGGGCGCCACTGGGGTCTCTTCCACCGGCAATTAATCGTCCATCCCGCGTCTCTTTTAATGCGCCTTCGGATGCCCACGCGGCATCCGGCGCCGAACACGAAACTGGGTAGGCAGGGCAATGAGACTTCTCGGACCGCAATTGATCAAAGAGACGATGGCCGAGCTCGGCATCGGCGAGACGGCCTACGTGATCGAGAACCGCGGCCGGACGCTGCGCTTCGTGAACAAGCGCGCGGAGCTCAAGACGATCTCGCTCGAGATCGGCCTCGGCGCGAGCGAGGCGAGCGTGGTCGGCAAGATCGCAGCGGCCGCGGCGTGCCCCATGCCTGAGTTCGAGGATATCTGACGCAGGCGCGGATGCGCAGTGGGCATCCGAAGCGCCAAGGAGAAAGAGCATGGCCTTTAAGCACGCTTACGGCGACACGGCGGAAGCCGGCCAATGGGAAGTGGCGGGCCGCATCATCCGCGAGACCGGGAAAGCGATCCAGCTCGACGACGGCGTGAGCCAGCAATGGCTGCCGCGTTCGAAGATCACCATCCGCGCGGCCGACAAGCACGGCCTGGTGGAGGTGCTGATGCCCGAGTGGCTAGCCAAGGAGAAGAAGTACACATGAGACAGATGCAATCGCAGATTTCGGACGAGGCGCCGCCGTCTTCGAGCCTTGAAGTGACCGACAGGGCAGCGGCCTCGGTGGCCGTGGCTCCGCGAGTGACGCTCGCTGACATCGAAGCGGCCATTTCTTTCAGGCATGACTTCAGGGCGATTGATGTGGTTGCCGGGGCGGACGGCTCTGTCCCACAAGTTGCGGCTCCGCTGGAGCTGCTGTCGATTTGCCTGCTCGTGATGAAAAACGGCTTCACCGTCATCGGCAAGAGTGCTCCGGCGTCTGCCGCGAATTTCGACGCGGAGCTGGGACGCCGATTTGCCTACGAGGACGCTGTCCGTCAGCTCTGGCCGCTGATGGGCTTCGCGCTGCGCGATCGCCTGGCGGCTGCCGCATAGACAGCACGGAGAGACAGCATCCCTCCTAGCGCCGCAGGCGCTCGGGAGCAAGGCGATCCGGCGCACATGCGCCGCCCCAGCGGAGGGCTTCAGCCCGTGAGCGCGAGAAACGATGGCCCCGACGTCAAAGCGATGCTCAAGACGGACATGCTCCGCCTGGTGCACGCCCTCGGCCTCGAGGGCCATCGTTCGGGAACCTACTGGATGACGCGATCGCGCGCCCACGACACCAAAGTCGGCGGCATGTACGTGACGCTCACCGGCGGCATGGCGGGCGCGTGGGTGGATGCCGTCTCCGGCGACAAGGGCGACGTGATCAGTCTCATCGGTCACGTCAAGGGCTACACCGAGTATCGCGACATGTTCGCCTGGGCGCGCGAGTTTCTCGGTCTCGGCACGATGACGGAGGAGCAGCGCCAGCGGGCCTCGCAGGACGCGCAGCGAAAGGCAGTCGCCGCGAGCGTTCTCGACGCGCAGAAGCTCGCCGAGAGCCGCAAGCGTGCGAAGGCCATCTGGCTGGACAGCAAACGCGCGCCGTTTCTCGACAGCCCGGCAGACCGCTATCTCGCCTCCCGCAACATCGACGTGCGCCATCTCACCCGGCTGCCCGGCTGCCTCGGCTGGCTGCCCCGGCGCGCACACTTGGAGACGAAAACGAGCTGGCCGGTAATGATCGCAGGTTTCACGGACGACGCGGGCGAGGTCGCGGCTCTCCACATCACGTTTCTTGCGCCCGACGGCTCCGGCAAGGCGCCGCTGCCGCAGATCCTGAAACCTGACGGGGCGCTGGACGACGCGCCCGAGCGCAAGATCTGGCCCTCGTACAAGGGCGCGGCGATCCGGCTCTGGCGGGGAGCCTCGAAGCGCTCGATCGCGGATGCGAATGCCTGGGCCGAAAAGCACGGCGAGCTCGAGACGCTTGTGCTGTGCGAGGGCGTGGAGGATGGGCTCTCGAGTGTGCTGGCCCATCCCGAGCATCGCACGTGGGCCGTCGGCTCTCTGCCCAATCTCGCCAACATCACGATCCCGCCCTGCGTCGACCGCGTCATCGTGTGGCGGGACAACGATTGGAGCAAGCCCCAGGCGGCCAAGCAGTTCGAGACGGCGATCGCCGCGCTGGCCGCGCAAGGGCCGCGCGTCAGCGTCGCGCGCTCCTTCATCGGGAAAGACGCCAACGACGCGCTGCGCGCAGAGGAGTGGTGAGGATGTACCGGCACGGCAAGCTCGTCAAAAGGATCTCGGAGATTTTCGCGCCGCCGCCGGCGCCGGAGGCGCGCGTGATCACGCTGGTGATCGTGCCGCAGGAGGACGGCGGGCTCCGCGTCTCCTCGCCCGATCTCAGGTCGCTGCATCTTTCCGGCGCCGTGCCGAGCGCCGTGCTGCGCGACATCGGCCCCGCCCTCGACCGGTTCTTGTTCGGCGTTCGTGAAGCGAAGCAACCAAGGAGATGACGATGAACGACCTTGAAATCGAATTGAATCACGCGCTACAGGCCGCCGCAGACGAGATACGTCGGCTGCGCGCGGCGAACGATCAACTGGCCCCCAGAGCAGGAGCATTCGCGACGTTCGCAAAATTAATCGACCTTCTGACGCCGACGGTCCCGCAAGGCTACGCAGAGGACGCCTTGTGGCGCATCTCCAGAGCGCTCGATATTTTGAAGGCCAGCGGCCTTGCCGCTCAGGCGGCAAGGCCGCCCGGCGGTAGTCCGCCGCCCCGTCCGGAGGCCGGCCAGGCCGCGAGGACAGAACCATGACACGCGCACAAGCCATCGTCGCGGCGAGCGCGGCGGCCGAGGGCGTCTATCGCGCTCTCGGCGGGCGCATCGGCTGGTACTTCAGGCTCCACCACAGCATCGATGCGCTCGCTCATTTCGTGGAGAGCTGGCCCGGAGCGCGCGGTGACGATCTCTGCCGCTTCGCGAGCGGCGGCCAGACTGTCGATCAATTGTGGAATACCGACGCGCCGTTGGCCGCCGCGGTGGAGTGCTTCGACGCCACACTGCGCAACCTGTTGTCGCGCGGCCAGCGCGACGCCGCTTTCCCTACCTCTCCGCGGGGGTGCGATGACTGAGATGCCGGGAGCGGCCGCCATGGCCGAAGCGAAGCACCGGATCGAGACGGCGGCGATCCACAAGTTCATCCGCCATGCGGCGCCCGCCGCGAGCGAAGCGGAGCCAGCGGGGCGAGATCCGCCGCTCGAGGGGCCGTGCCCTGTCTGTCGCGTGGGCACCATGCGCGTGACGCGGGACGGGCCGCACTATGCCGCGTTCTGCACGCGCGGCTGCGGCCACGCGAGTGTGCTGCGTTGATCTGAAACGAAGGGGGTCGCGCGGACGCGAGCGAGCGTCCGCAGCGCGAAGGGAGAGACATGGCGGGGGCCATCAAACCAAACATCGGCGCCGTGCGCGCCGCGCTCGATGCTGCCGAGCCGATGCCGACGCTGTTCCGTGACGATCCTGTCCCGGGCGAGGCGCGCGACGGCATCCTGCCGGGACAGTGGACGCCGAACGCCATCGGGCTGCCGCCCGACTGTCCCGCGATCCCGCTGGGTGTGGATGGCGGGACGCTCTGGTGCCTCGATCCGCTGGGTCAGATCTGTCAATACGTGTCGCCGTTCAATGCCTCGGCGACGGCGCTCCTGTTCATGGGGCGGCTCGACTATCTAAAGTGGGCGTGGCCGAAGGTGCGCAAGATCGGCGAGAAAGAGGACGGCAGCCCGATCTTCAAAAACGACGGCTGGAAGAACGAAGATGTGCGCGACGCCTTCATCCAGGCGTGCGCTGCGCTCGGCCCTTGGAATGCGCAGGATCGCATGCGCGGTCGCGGAACCTGGCGCGCGCCGGGCGGGGAGCTCGTCGTCCACTGCGGGCACAGGGTCATTCTGCCGAACCTGCCGGTGAAGCAACAGGCACAGCCGCCGGGGCAGCTTGACGGATACGTCTATCCTGCGCGGCCGAACATCCCGCGCCCGGACCCCGGACCCATCGACGAAAGACGAAATCCCGCAAAAATGCTGTGGCCTCTGCTCTCGACGTGGAACTGGGCGCGCGGACGCGCGGACGCGCATCTTCTGCTCGGCTGGATCGGCGCGGCGTTCCTCGGCGCCGCGCTCGATCAGCGGCCGGTGGTCTATGTCGTGGGCGACAAGGGCGTCGGCAAATCCACGCTGCAGGGCCTCATCAAAGGCCTGTTCGGATCGTGGCTGATCCAGACCGTCGACACCACGGCGGCCGGCATCTATCAGCAGCTCGGCCACGACTGCCTGCCCGTCGCCATCGACGAGTTCGAGGGCAAGGCCGACAGCCGCAAGGCGAAAGCGGTGCTGGAGCTCGCGCGCGCCGCCTACTCGGGCGGCAAGCTCGATCGCGGCGGCGACCGCCATCAGGGCGTGCAGTTCCAGCTCCGCAGCGCGTTCCTGTTCTCCTCCATCAACACGCCGCCGCTCGAGCCGCAGGACCTCTCGCGTCTCGCGCTGTTGCGGCTGCAGAAGCTCAAGGGGCATCAGCTCAACCTGCCGTCACCGGCCACGCTGGGGATGATCGGGAGCGCCATCCTGCGCCGCCTGGTCGACCAGTGGGAGCGGTTCCCGGCGACGCTGAAGGCGTTCCGCGATCACCTGCAATCGCACGGTCTCGATGCGCGCGGCTGCGATACGTTCGGGACGCTGCTCGCGTGCGCCGACATGATCGAGTTCGACGGGTTCAAAGAGGAGCACCTGCTCGCTCCGACCGACGAAGGCGAGATGAAGCCGTGGGGCGAGATCCTCGCCATGGCGACCATGATCGAGTTCGAGGATGCGGTGGAGAACTGGCGCGGGTGTCTCGACTGGATGCTGGCGGTGCCCGTGGAGGCGTGGCGCAACGGCACCAAGAAGACCGTCGGGCAATTGCTCGAGGCGATCTATCACTATCACGACGACGTCTCGCACGGTGACGTGATGTGGATCAAGCGAGAGCTGGCGCCAGCGGGCCTCGGCTTCGCCCGCAAGGGCCGACGAGGCGGCGGAGACTGGCTGGTCGTGCCCAATCAGGACCCGGCCCTCCGTAAGCTCTACGAGGGCACCAAATGGGCCGGCGAGCCCGGCGCCAGCATGTGGGCCGGCGCCCTGCGCCAGGCGCCGCGCGGTGAGGTCTACGAGGTCGATCAGGCGCGCATCAACGGGCGCAAGACCAAGTGCACGCTGATCCGGCTGGACGCGCTCTACGGCCCCGGCGGGCTGATGGCCGACGATCCCCCGCCCGATCCCTCACCCGCTCCCGCCATGGGTCCCCCCTCACACCCCGACCCTATGATCACGTGAAAAAGTTTCGCGGAATTTTTGCGTGGGTGGAACGGGTTGGGGGTGAGGCGTTCCGCTTACCGTTCCGGGCTCAAGTGGCTGAAGAAACAGCGGAATACATCAAAATGGAACGGTGGAACGGTGGAACGGCAGGGTCTCTCATGCGCGCGGGTGCGCGCGAGTAAGAACCGTGCGCGTGCGTGCATGTGAGGAGATGCACCGTTCCACCGTTCCACCGTTCCAAAAAGAGAGATTAGTGAGTTGCTTCAGTAACTTGCGAGTGGAACGGCAGGCGGAACGGTGAAATTGGCGCCGTTCCAGGGGCAGTTAAATACCGGGTTGATACTGAAATGGCGGGCGGCAACAGCGGGATGGCAACGGCGGTGGCGCTCCTCGGCGGGGCGGGCGACCTCGGCCTGGGCGGGGAGGAGCAGCCGGAGCTGTTCGCGGACGCGGACGACGCGCCGGCCCCGTTCACGCCGTCGCGGAGCGGGCCGCGCGGCGGACGGCCGAAGGGCGCGCGGAACCGGTCGACCGAGGAGATGCGCCGGTATCTCGCCTCGCGGTATCAGTCGCCACTTATCGGCTGCGCCGAGACATGGTCGCGGTCGCCGGAGGATCTGGCGCGCGAGCTGTTCCTCACGCGCGAGGTCAACGTGCTGGCGCCGGGGCAGCAGGCGATCTCGGAGACCCCGATTTACAACGCCGAAGGGGCGCTGCGTGGCACGCGATACCTGGTCTGGGACCTAGATAGGGCCAACGCCATCCAGCGCGAGGCGCAGGCGGCCGCGCTGCCGTACTGGCACCAGAAGCTGCCGATGGCCGTGGAGGTGTCGGCGCCGACGCGCGGCCTGGTCATCCTCGGCGATCTGGGGGGCGAGGACGGGGCGGAGAACGACCTGGCGCTGCCTCTGCCGCCAGAAACTGAAATCCAGCGAAATCAAGACGTTAGCGAAGCGGAACTCGTGAAGTCGGACGGCCAGCAGTCGGACGATGCACCTAACGCATTGGAATATCGGGATGAATGATCCGATGACCACTGATCTGAAATCAGACGCCACGCTCCGCCATCGCGCGCAATTGGCGCGGGGCCGCGCGCGGATCGCGAGGGGGGGGTGCCTTCATTCGCGCGCGCCCGGCCGGGGGGGTGCCCCCGAAACCGCGCGCCCTTCAAATTCCCGGGGGGTGCGCCGCACCGTTTTGGCCGGCGAGACCCCTTCCCTTTTTTCAGGCCAGCCTGAGCCGTTGGCCAAAAAAAAACGGGGCGAAAGCTTGCGAGGGCGTCCGGGGGTCGGGGGGATGGCATCGTGAGCTTCGAACCACGTTCGCGCAAACACGACTACCGCAAATCTCTTACCTCCGACGAGGCGAGAGAGCTAGAGCAAATCGACCGCGAGGCCGCGGCTATCGACAGCCGCCGTCGCATGCTGTCGACGATGCGGCGCCTCATCGTCGATCGCGCCTTGAAGCGCTCGGTCTACAAGCCGGCGAGGTCTCACTCCTGATGGCGCGCCAGGTGCTCCCTCCGAACGTTCGCCAGTACAAGCCGGCCGGGCCGGTCTCCGCTGCGTTCCTGCGCGACACGACGGCAGACGTGCGCGCGATCCTCGGCCCCGTCGGCGGCGGCAAGAGCTCGACGTGCATCTTCGACCTGATCCGCAACGCCTCGCTGATGCCGGAATGCGTCGATGCTCCGCCGCCTGGCGTCGACGGCATCATCAAGTTCAAGGTCGCCGTCATCGGCCAGACCTACGGCCAGATGGAGCGCAACCTTTTCCCGACGTGGAAGCGCTGGCTGCCGGCGGACGGCGACACCTGGACGGAGGCTGAGTTCGTCGGCGGCGGTGGCCGCATGGCGACGCACAAGATCGAATGGGACGTCCAGCGCGGCAACCGCCGCCTGCGCGTGTATTTCGAAGCCGTGTTCGCTGCGCTCGGCGAGCACGTCGTCGAAGAGTTCATGCGCGGCTTCGAGCCGACCTGTTTCTGGTTCTACGAGGTCGATCTCCTTCCGGAGAGCTGCATTCCGCAGGCGATCCTGCGTCTCGGCCGCTATCCGTCCGTCTCCGATCTCAAGCCGTCGACGCCCTTGCGCGGCTTCCCGGGATACTCGCTCGGCAAGCTGCCGCCGGGCGTCACCTGGGAGACGCTCCCGCCGAACTCGCTCTATCGCAGCTACATCATCTGCGACCTCAACGCGCCCGACGTCGACAGCTGGTTCTATCGCCTGTTCGAGGAGGAGTGCCCGCCGGGCTTCAAGCTCTACAAGCAGCCGAGCGGCCTGTCTCCGCAGGCTGAGAACCTGCCCAACCTGCCGCCCGGCTACTATCAGCGCCAGATCACCGTGCTGCGCGACAAGTATCTGGTCATGCGCATGGTACATGCCCAGTACGCGCCATCGCGCGATGGCGAGCCTGTCTACCCGGAATATGCCGACGAGCACTTCTACGCGGGCGAGGATCTCATCCCGATCGCCGGCATCCCGCTCGAGCTCGGCGTCGACGCCGGTCTCGGCAATCCGGCGGGGGTCATCGGGCAGGCGCTCCCCAATGGGCAGTTCCGGGTTTACGCCGAGGTCGTTCCCGGCCGCATGAGCGCGCGGCGCTTTGCGGCCGAGGTCGCCAAGGTCCTCGCCGACCTGAACGCCCTTGCGGGGTCGAGCCTGAAGTTATCGGAAAACGCCGAGCGGCTCCTCTTCCGTCTTTCAAGCGGCTGGGGAGATCCGGCGGGCTTCCTCGGTGCCGACAAGGAGGACGGCGAGCTTGCGTGGTGTGAGCAGGTCATGGCCGCGCTCGGCATTCCGATCGAGCCCGCGCCCTCGAACGAGATCCTGCTGCGCCTCGATGCCGTGCGCGACGAGCTCGTGATCGAGGGCAACCTCCCGCGCCTCCTGATCTCGCGCCGCTGCAAGAAGCTGCGCAAGGGCTTCGCCTCGCACTACTGCTACAAAAAGGACAAGGCGACCGGCCAGACGCCGGCCGAGGCCAAGCCGCACAAGGGCGAGTACTCCCACGTCCACGACGCCCTGCAGTACTGGATGCTCGGCAAAAAAGGCCGCTACGGCGTGATCAATCCCGGCCGCACCACCGGCCCCGGTGCCGAGCGCCGCCTGCCCGGCGGCCGCGCCGGCTCCGGCACCACGGTCGTCAAGTCGACCTTCATTTCGGGGCGCGGATGATCCTCGAGCGCGCGCGAGCCGCCGACGTGCTCCTCTGGGCCGCAAACCGGCAGGCCCATGGGTCCCCCCTCCCCGGGGTCCTGTACAAATCGCTCCTGGCCCAGGTGGTCGTTTCCGAAGCGGTGACGCTGCGCGAGACGCCCGACGGCGATCCGCTTCTGATCGCCGGTTGCTTCGATCTCGCGCCAGGTGTTGCGGGCGAGATCTTCTTTCTGGAGCCACCCGGCGGCCTCGGCCGCAAGCTGGTCCCTGTGCATCGTATCGCGTGCCGCTGGCTTACCGAGGTCGCCGCCACCCGCCCCGCGGGGCTCATGTGCCACGTGCGGGTCGGCAACGGCAACGGGCAGCGCTTCGTGCGCACCCTGGGCTTCGTGCCGGAAGGGGTCGTCTGCGATGGGTTCGAGCAGTGGAGGCGTCCGTGAGCAAGATGGTGAAGGCGATCAAGTCCCTGTTCAGCGGCGGCGGCAGCAGCAGCCAGGCCGCCACCATGCGCCAGCAGGAAGCGGCGATCCGCTCGCGCGAGCGCGAGGTGGAGGCCACGGCCGCCGCGCAGCGCCGTGCGCGCACCTCGAACCGCGGCCTGCTCGCCTACGTCGACGAGCAGCTCAGCTCCACATTCGGCGGGGGCTGATGTCGACCGTCGAGCTCAAATCGCTGGCGAAGGAGCGTTCCGCGAAGGAGATGCGCGCTGATTGCAAGCGCGCCTTCGAGCGCGCGCAGCCCTATCACAACGAGCTCCAGTCGATCTACCGCCACATGATGCCGTGGCGGCAGGCGACGATGGAGCGCGCGCCCGGCGCGGGCGGCTCGGGCGAAGGCCTCTCGATCACCGATTACATTTTCGACGGCACCGGCCTCTCGGCGGCCGCCAACTATCCCGGCCAGATGATGGCCGACTGGATGCCGCTGTTTCAGGAGTTCTTCAAGCTCGAGGCCGGGCCGTTCCTGCCGGACGGCCTCGATCAGAAACAGTTCAACGAGACGCTGGCCAACGTCACGGCACGTGTGCACGCGGTGTCGGGGGCCGCACAGACGGCGGTGCTCGAAAGCTTCTACGATCACTTCGCCGGCACCTCCGCGCTGTTCGTCGAGCGCGGCGACAGCGACACCATCGTCGAGGCGCAGGCCGTGCCGACGATCGAGCTCGCCTTCGAGAACGGCCCGCGCGGCACGCCCTGGCATCACTACTGGCGCCGCAACTACCTGCTGCGCGATCTCCCGGCCCTGTGGCCGAACGGCCGGGTCTCCAAAGCGCTCGGCAAGAGCATCCAGGACAGCCCCGCCTCGCCCTGCCAGGTGGTGCAGTACACCTACTTCGACAAACCCTCGCGCCGCTGGCGCCTCGCCGTGTGGACCGACCGCGACGGCGAGGACGACGCGCTGCTCTGGGAGCAGGAGTTCCGCACCTCGCCGTGGATGACGCCGCGCATGTTCGTGGTGCCGGGCGAGCCGTTCGGCCGCGGTCTCGCGCACCTCGCCCTTCCTTTCCAGAAAACGGCGAACCGCGGCCGCGAGCTCGCGCTCAAGGCCGCCGTGTTCGCCATCCTCGGCATCTGGATGACCCGCAACGACGGCGTCTTCAACCCCGAGACGGCCGTGTTCGATCCGGGCGCCATGTGGGCCGTCGGCTCCACCGGCGGCGTGCTCGGCCCCGCCATCTCGCGGCTCCCCGTGCCGCAGGATTTCGACATCACCTCGATCGTGCAGGAGCAGGAGCGCGCCGAGATCCGCCGCGTGCTGCTCGACGACGAGCTGCCGTCGGAGCAGGACCCGGTGCGCTCGGCGACCGAGGTCGCCGGCCGCCTGCGCCGCTTCCAGCGCAACCGGGGCGGCACCGGCATCCGCCTCGCGTTCGAATTGGTGACGCCGTTCGTGCAGCGGGTCTGCGAGATCCTCGAAGACGCGCGCATGATCCCGACGCGCATCACCATCGATCAGATCGTCACCAAGTGCCTGCTCACCGCGCCGGCCGCCGCCGCGCAGCGGAGCGACAAGGTCGAGCGCGCGGTCAACTGGATCCAGATGATCGTCATGCTGTTCGGCCCGGAGGCCGCGGCCCTCGTCGTCAAGATGGAGGAGCTGCTGCCGGAGATCGGCCGCTGGATGGGCAACGACGAGCGCTTCATCCGCGGCAAGGAGGAGCTGAAAGAGCTCAAGGACATGATCGCGCAACTCGTCGCCGCCCAGCAGATGAGCGCGTCCACCAAGGGCCGCAACGGCGCGCAGGCGCCGCCGCCTGGCCAGCCCTACGTGAACGGGGGTGCGATGTGAGCTTCGACGTCGAAAAAATGCTCCGGGGCATCCTCGACAGCGGTTGGGATGGAATCGAACAGGCCGGCAAGGCCGGGCAAGCCGCTTTCAAGGACGAGCAGGAACGCCGTGAGCGCCAGGCCGCCGCGGAAGCGGCCATCATGGCGCGTGCCTTCGAGACCGAGGACGGACGCGCCGCGCTCGAGCTTCTCATCAAGAAGACGCTCCTGCGCTCGCCTGCGCAAGAGGAGCGCGAAGCCACGACCGTCGAGCGCTACGCGCTGCTCAAGGCGCAGCGCGCGGGGCAGAACGACATCGTCTTCATGATCTTGAACATGTTGCGCCGCGCGGGTGGCGAGGCGCCGCAACACGGGGGTGAGCAATGAAAGGTTTTTTCGATTTCTGGCGGACGCTCGCGCGCGATCGCGAGGATGGCGGCGGCTCGGGCGGAGACGCTGGCGCTGCCGGCGGCGGCCTCGCCGCAGCGGCCGCGGCCGCCGTGGCGGAGGCCGAGAAGAATAACCCTGCGGCGAAGACCGGCGAAGGGGGCGGCGGCGATCCGGCCGCCGCTCCCGCAGCGGGCCAGCCGTATTTCCCGGCGGATTTTCCGGACCAGTGGAAGGGCGCCAGCGACCACGAGACCATCGACAAGCTCTACGGCGCGCTCAACGGCCTGCCGAAGCCGCCGGAGAAGGCCGAGGACTACAAGCTCGATCTGCCGAAGGAGTTCACCGACAAGTTCGGCGACATCAAGGATGACGCCGTGCTCGGTCTCTGGCGCAACGTGGCGCACAAGAACGGTCTCTCGGACGCGCAGTTCCAGGCGAGCCTGGTCGATCTCTACGGCGAGCTCGACAAGGCGGGCCTGATCGACAACGGGCCGGACTTCAAGGCCGAGTTCGAGAAGCTCAAGCCGAAGGGCGGCGACACCATCTCGCGCATCCAGGCGGCAGCCCGGCGCGCCAACGACGCGGAGGCGTGGGTGTTGAGCCTCGCCCTCAAGGAGGGGCAGCAGGGCGGCGAAGGCCTGCGCAAGAGCCAGGTCGCGCTGCTCGCGGGCCTGCTCGATACCGCCGAAGGCGTCGAGACCATCGAATACCTGCGCGGCCTCGGCGCCAAGCAGGGGCTGACGTCCGGTGGCCAGCCGGGCCAGCCGACCCAGCAACTCACGGAGCACGAGCGCGCCCTGCGCAAGCTCTATCCGTCGATGTTCAAAGCCTAGATTTTTTGTCGCGTGCGCGTCGTGTCCGCCGGAGCGGATGACAATCGAAAGGAGAGATACCCATGCCCGTGCTGGCAACGACAAGCCCGACGCTCGCCGAGATCGGAAAGGGTCTCGATCCCGACGGCAGCGTCGCGACCGTCGTCGAGATCCTGAACCAAACCGCAGAGATCTTGAACTACCTGCCCTTCGTGCAGGGTAACCTTCCGACGGGGCATCGCACCACCACTCGAAGTGGCATTCCTGAGCCGACGTGGCGCAGGCTCAACTATGGCGTGATGCCGACAACCTCCACCAAAGTGCAGGTCACGGACAACTGCGGCATGCTCGAAGACTACGCCGAGATCGACAAGTCCCTCGCCGATCTGAACGGGAACACCGCTGCCTATCGCCTTTCCGAGGATCGCGCGCACATCGAAGGCATGGCGCAGAAATTCGTCAAGACCTTCTTTTATGGCAATGAAGGCACGGAGCCTGCAGCGTTCACGGGCCTCTCCCCGCGTTACAACAACCGCAATCCGGCAATTGCCGCCTCGGGCGACAATGTCATTCATGGCGGTGGTGCTGGCTCGGACAACACGTCGGTCTGGTTGCTGGTTCTGGGCGATCAAACGCTGCACGGCATCTACCCGAAAGGGTCCGAGGCCGGCCTTTCGGTAAAGGACAAGGGGCAGGTCACTCTCGAGAACGCTGGCGGCGTTTCCGGTGCGCGGATGGAGGCCTACCGCACCCACTACAAATGGGATTGCGGCCTATCTTCCCGAGACTGGCGCTACGGGGTGCGCATTGCCAACATCTCGGTCGGCGCGTTGACCAAGGACGCGGCGACCGGTCCGGATCTGGTCGATCTGATGACGCAGGCGCTCGAGCTCGTTCCGGACCTGACGTCAGGCAGGGCCGTGTTCTGCGGCAACCGCACGATCCGCAGCTATCTGCGCCGCCAGATCAAGAACTCGAAGAACATGAACCTGACGCTGGAGACGGTGGCCGGCAAGAAGGTCGTGCACTTCGACGGCGTACCGTTCGCGCGCTGCGACGGGCTCATCAATACCGAAACGGTGGTGCCGAACTCGTAATCCGCGCAGCAAGCGCAGCGATCAATCCGAGAGAAACAATTTCGCGGAGACTACCTCATGTATATCGACAAACTTCTCCAGGTCTCGGCCCAGCAGGCTCTCACGGGCACGAGCCTTGTGGCGTCCACCGACGTCATCGACCTGGGCTCCGATCGCGACATCGGGCCGGGCGAGCCTCTTTGGTTCGTCGTCGCGGCGCGCACGGGCCTCGGCGGCACCGGCGGCCCGACCATCAAGTTCGCCATCCAAACGGACAGCGACAGTGGCTTCGGCACAGTGGAGACGCTGCTCGAGCTTTCGGCCATCGACGCCACGGCTTTCGCCACAGGCAAGCGCGTGGTGATCCCGATGCCGTTCACCAACAAGCGCTATGTGCGGCTCGCCTACACCATGACGGGCACGAGTCCGACCGCGACGGTCGATGCCTGGCTCACCAATCAGGAGCCCACGTCGTGGACGGCGCTCCCTGACGCGATCTAGTCGAAGCCGCCAACACGAAAGGATGAGGTGTGATGGCCGATAAAGAGAAGGTCGAATACCGGGTGCTTAAGCCCGTGTTCGTGAACGGCACCTTGTGCGATCCGGCCGTGGCGAACCCACTCGGGGCGGAGCGGCGCGGAAAGCACGTCTACGTCTGGGCCGATCCCGGTCTCGAAGGGACAGCCCTCGAGCTGGTGAAGAACGGCAAGAAGAGCGCGCCGCTCCAAGGCCAGGATGCGGGCTCCGGCTCCGAAGGCTCGGGTTCCGGCGAAGGCTCGCAGGGCGCGCCCGGCAAATAACCATCACGGCACTGGCAGACGGGCTCTGGTGCGCCCCCGCCGCTTCACCCGCTGCTAGCGGCGCCGGCAGCCCCACCCTGCCGGCGCCGGTTTTGTGAGGAGACCGGATCGTGGCCCAGACGCGCATCGACATGATCGACACGTCTCTCATGCGGATCGGGGCCGAGCCGCTGCAGAACGAGGCCGCCCCCGGCGCCGAGCTGCACATCGCCATCTTCCTCTCCATCACCGGCTTCTGCCTGTCCGCGAACCCGTGGAGCTGGAACACGGTCACGCGGCGCCTGGCGCGCCTCTCGGCGCCGCCGGAGCGCTACCATGCCTATCAGTACACGCTGCCCTCGGACATGCTGGGCACGCCGCGCGCGGTCTATGCCGATCTCGCCGGCCAGTCGACGACACGTTTCGAGCTCAACAACGGCGTGCTCGAGACGGATGCGCCCGACATCTGGCTCAAGCACGACAAGCGCAGCGAGCCCGACGTCTGGCCCGGGTATTTCATCGAGCTGATCCAGGTGGCCCTGATGGCCGAGTTCGCCCTCTCGGTGCGCGAGGACCGCACGCTGCGCGACCAGCTCACCGAGCAGGCCTTCGGCACGCCGCGCGAGATGCGCCAGGGCGGCCTGATGGGCGTCGCCATGGGAATCGACGCGCAATCGAAGCCGAGCAAGGTGCTGCGCGTCGGCAGCAATCCGCTGATAAGCGCGAGGTTCGAGCGATGACCCGCGCACAGGACTGCACGTCGATCCTCGCGTCGCGGAGGCAAAAATGAAGAAGGCGACCCTCGCCAACAGCCACACCAAGGGCGTGCTCGACGACAGCCTCTCCGAGCGCATCGACCTCGTGCACTACTACGCGGGCCTGCGCGTCGGCCGCAACTGCGCGATCCGCCCGCAGGGCGGCACCATCCGCCGCCCCGGCACCGTGCTCGCGGCCGGCATGGACCTGATCGCCTCCGGCCAGAAGCGCCGCCTGCGCCGCCGCCTGGAGCCGATCGCGCTCGATGCGGGAATGGTAACGCTGGCCAACGGCGGCACGGCTTCGCACCTCGTGAGCCAGGACCTCGGCGCCGGCGACGACTTCGTCACCAATTCCGTTTCCGGCTCTCCCTTCGTCGTCGCCGAGATCGACCTCGGCACGGCGCGCAACGTGGTGGCGGTCGACATCGCCCGCTTCGCGGTCGCCAGCGGCCGCACCGACAACGCGCTCGCCGTCGAATATTCGGACGGCGTGTCGTGGTTCCCCTTCGACGGGCGGCGCGACGTGCGCACGGCCCGGCGCACGCGCCGCTTCTCCGTGCCGCCCGGCGGGCCCGCCGGCGTTCCCGTCTCGACGCGCTATCTGCGCATCGTGCTCTACGATGCGGCGGGCTCCGGCGCCTTCACCATCGGACGCATGCGCGTGTGGACTGAAAAGCGCGCGGTCTCTCCCGTGCGCCTCCACATGTTCGCCCGCTCGGCCGATCTCAAGTTCGAGCTGGTGCTCACCGATCGCAACATCGACGTGTTCGAGAACCATCGCTGGGTGTCGTCGATCGCCGCGCCGGTCGATGCGTCGCAGGTTGCGCGGATGACGCGCGCGCAGTCGCTCGACACGCTCCTGCTCTACAACGAGGACGTGGAGACGCCGGTGTTCATGCGCCAGGGCGCGGCGGACGAGTGGAACGTCGCGGCGGCCGAGTTCACCGACGTTCCCGCTCTCACGCCCGGCACCGCCTTCTCGGGCGACACCGACGAGGTGCAGCAGCTCTCGATCGGCGGCATCGTCAACGGCCAGTCGTTCGTGCTGTGGGTCGAGGACGAGGTGACGGCGCCGATCCTGTTTTCCGGCACGGGCACGCTCGCCTCCTCGATTGCTTCGGCGCTCGGCGCGCTGCCTTCGCTCGGCACCCCGCCCGCCGTCACGCTGCTCGATGCCACCTCGCGCACGATCGAGGTCGTGTTCTCGGGCGCGCTCGGCGCGCGCCGCTGGCCGCCGGTGTTCGCCGTCGTGCTCGGCGACGACGTGCTGCGGCCGGTCACCACCGTGCGCCAGCGCGGCATCGACGCCGACGGGGCGATCGTCTCGGCCGAGACCGGCTGGCCGCGCTGCGGCCTGTTCCATCAGTCGCGCCACATCATGGGCGGCTTCCGCTCCGCCCCGCAGAGCGTGCTCGGATCGCAGACCGGGCTGCCGTTCGGCCTCAAGACCACGGGCACGCTGTTGACGGCGGATCTCGCCTTCCTCGACACGCTCGACACAGACCAGAACGAGACCATCTATCAGCTCATCGTCGGCAAGCACCTGCAGGCCTTCACGGAGAGCGGCGCCTGGTTCGCCGAGGCGCGCACCTTCGACGCGACGCAACCGCGCAACTGGCGGCTGGCCGCGCGGCCCGGCATCGATCCCACGGTTTCGGTCTGCTTCCTCGACGATGCCACGCTCTACATGCAGTCCGGCAAGAAGAAGCCGGGCGATCCGCGCGCGCCCTCTCGCGTCATGCGCGAGATGGTGCTGGTCTCCAACGTGGAGGCGACCTACGCCGCCGATCCCAAGAACGTGCTGGCGCCGAAGCTGATCTCGGACGCGGTCGACATGGCCGTAATCGAGCCGCGCTCGCCGGACGAGGCGGCGCGCGGCTTCGTCGTCAACGCGGACGGCACCATCGCCCACCTCGCGACGCAGCGCGTGCAGGAGGTTGTGGCCTACATGCCGTGGGAGACGCCGGGCGCCTTCCGCAGCGTTGGCGTGGACGTCGCCGGAAACATCTGGGCGGCGGTCGAGCGGGCGACGGCGGACGGGGGAAGCGACAACTACCTCGAGCGCTTCGAGCCCTCGACGCCGCTCGACTGCGCGGTGCGCTACGAGTTCGACGTGCCGACGGCCACGCTCACCGGCCTCGAGCACCTCACCGGCAAGCCCGACGTGTGGGCCTACGTCGACGGCGATCTCTACGGACCGATCGCGGTCACGGGCGCCATCGCCACGCTCGACGTGCCCGGCCTCGACGTCACCATCGGCCTCGGCTCGCCGTGGGAGATGGAGCCGATGCCGCTGCGCGACAAGCTGACGGAGACGCAGCCGTTCCGCCCGCCGGGGCGCATCTACGAGCTCGAGATCTCCTGCCGCTCCACCGGGCCGATCGATCTTTCCGTCAACGGCGGACCGAAGCGCGAGGTGCCGATCACGTTTCTGGGCGAGCGCCAGCGCGACGGGGGGCCGTTCCAGTCCGGCGGCGAGATGGACCTGCCGCTGCTCGAGCGCCTTTTCTCGGGCTCCGTGCTGATGCAGGGCCTGCTCGGCTGGTCGCGTCATCCACGCTGGACACTCTCGCAATCGAAGCCCGCGCCGGTCGAGATCCTCGCCGTGCGCTCCGAGGTCGCGTTCAAGGGGTGAGATAACAATGGAACTGGCGCTCGGATTTTTTTCGATGCTCAGCGGGGGGCTTTCCAGCGCGGCGACGGCTGTCGGCCTCACGGCGGCGGAGGCCGCCGCAGCCGGTGCCTCGGCCACGGCCGCCGGCGCCAGCGCCGCGAGCGCGGCGAGCTGGGCCGCGGGCACGACGGTGGCGACAGCGGGCTCCACCACGCTCTCGCTGCTGCAGGGCGCGCTCACCGCGGGATCGGTGCTCACCTCGCTCGCCGGCGGCGTCATCGCCAACAACGAAGCGGAGATGCAGGCCTCGGCAACGGCGCTGCAGTCGCGCGAGCAGGCGCTGCGCATCCGCGAGGAGGAGCTGCAGAAGATCGGCGCCGCCCGCGTCGGCTTCGCCGCTTCGGGCGTGACGCTCGGCTCCGGCGCCGCGATCGAGAACCAGATCGCGGGCGACAGCGCCTTCGAGCGCGGTCTCGCCCGCCGCACCGGCGACATCGCCGCGCGCCAGATCCGTCTGCGCGGCCGCGGCTCCCTGGTGCAGGCGGCGGGCGATGCGCTCGGCTCCGTCGCCAGCACGGCCATCGATCTGAGACGGAGGGGCTAGCGCCATGGCGCCGAACCGCATGGGCGGGCTGGTCCGCTTTGCTGCCGAGCTCGAGCGCGAGGGCCACGTGGGCGACGTGCCCTCCTCCGGCATGGGCCAGGCCGTTGCCGGGCTATCCGGCGAGTTCGGCCGCATCGGCGCCAAGATCGGCGCGCTGGCCGATCACGCCGCGTCCGTCGAGGGGCGCGAGGCCGGGCGCCTCGCCGGTCTCGACCCAGAGTTCCGCGCCACCGGCGAGATGACGATCCGGGGCGAGGCCTTCGACCAGGCCGGCCTGCAGGTGGCCGAGACGCGCACGCGCACCGCCATGCTGGCCGACATGGAGGCGGCCTTCGATCAGCACGGCAACGATCCGGCGGCGCTGAACAAGGTGCTGACCGAGAAGCGCGCGGGCTGGATCGGCGGCGTCGACCCCAAGATCCGCCCCGACATCGAAACCTCGTTCGACGGTGCGGCGCTGCGCCTCACGCGCGAGGCGCAACGCGCCCACGTGGCCCGCATCGCGGCGGAGCAGAAAGGGGCGATGACGACGGAGCTCGGCGAAGGGCTCAAGGAGCTCTCCCAGAACGCCTACGCGCTCGGCCTCGACGCGCAGGCGGATGCAGCGCTAGAGGCGGGCTTCGGCCGCCTCGAGCGTGTGCTGGGCCGCACCGACCCCACGGGCAAGCGCCTGGTGAGCCCGCAGGAGGCCGCCCAGCTCCTGCTCAACGCCAAGCAGGAGATTGCCACGGCGCGCATCCAGGGCGCCTTCGGGCGCCTCGAGAGCCTTCCGGAAAAGGCGGCCTTCATCACACAGCTCCGGGACGACTTCGCAAACTCGCGCGGGATCGCGGCGGCTTACGATTTCCAGGGCTTCGACCGCGTCGTCTCGGGCCTCGAAAGCGACTACCGGTCGGCGCGCGCCGGGGAAGCGGTGGGCTTGCGCGCGCTCTCCGAGGACATCAAGAGCACGGCCAAGGTGCTGGAGAAGGGCTTCGATCCCGGAGATGAGGCGATCGCCACGCTCAAGGGGCGCCTGGCGTCCATGGCCGGCGCCGAGGGCGCGGCCGAGCTCGGCCGCAATCTCGCCGAGGCGGAGGGCCTGCTGGCGTTTCAGAAGGGCTTCCGGACGCAGACGCCGGAGGCGCTCGAGGCCTGGCTCGTCAACGAGCGCAAGGAGCTGCAGGGCGGCGAGGCCGATGCCTTCCGCGTCGAGCGCCTGGAGGCGGGCGAGCGCCTGCTCGCCAACATGCGCACCGAGCTCAAGCAGGATCCGAACGGATGGGCCGACCGCGTCGGCCTGATCAAGCTCGCACCGCTCGATTTTACGAGCGCCGAGACGGCGGGCGCCACGATGAAGGCGCGCATCGCGCAGGCCGAGGAGATCGGCGCGACGTACGGCCAGGCGCCGGTTTACCTGCGTCCCGACGAAAAGCGCGCGCTCTCGGTCGCGGCCGCCCAGGGCGGTGAGCAGATGCTGCAGATCACCAGCGCGATCGCCGCGTCTGCGGGCGCGCGCACGCCGAAGGTGATCGCCGAGATCTCCGAAAGCGCGCCCGTGGTGGCGTTGATCGCGGGGCACGTGGCGCTGGCTGGCCCCACGGATGCCGCCCGCGACGCCGCCGACGGCATCGCGCTCATGAAGACGGATGGCTTCAAGAGCCGGGCTCCCTCCGCCAAGGATGCGCGGCTTGCGCTCGATCCGGTTCTGGGGCGCGCGCTCTCCGATCTGCCCGCCGTGGAGAGCACGGTGATCAACGCCGCAAATGCGATCTACGAGGTGCGCGCGCAGCGTAACGGATGGACCGAGTTCGATCCGGCTGGCTGGACCAGGGGCCTCAACGAGATCCTGGGCCAGCGCGTCGTCAACGGCGTGAGCTTTGGTGGCATCGCCTATCAGGAGACGGGCGGGGCGGGATCCGTATTGTGGCCGGACTGGGCGACACCCAATCGCCTGCCCGTCGTGCTGCCGCCATCGGTGCGCAGCGATGGGCTCGACGATCTGCTCCAGGCGCTAAACCCGGACGACTTCACCGGCGGACGGCCGATCCTTACCAACGAGTTCGTCGACAACCGCCCGCGTTACGCCGATGGCTCGATCGCATCTGTTGCCGCAGTGCGCGGCGCCAAGCTCAAGAATGCAGGTCAGGGCCGCTACTTTCTCGCGGTTGGCGATCCGGAGGGCGACGATCCGCAGTGGCTGGTGAACGCGGACGGGCAGAAATACGTGCTCGACCTCGACGCAATGCTGCCCGAGCTCGCGCGGCGGCGCCCTGATCTCGTGCTCGGGGGGCAATGATGCTGTTCGGAGAGGCCGACACCAGGTTGCGCGATGGGGAGACGGCGGCGGCCGCGCCGCGCCCGGACGCGACGTTCGAGGAGCGCTGGAGCGCGGCGGTCGACGCCCAGCTCAAGGCCTACAATCTCAATTCAGAATGGAGCACGAAGGAAGCCGCCTTCGATGCCTCGATCGACGGTCTCTTCGCGCTCACGGGGCAGCGGCTCGAAAACCCGTATCGCGATCGCGGCCTGGCTCTCGATATGAGCCCGGAGGCGATCGAGCGGCGCACGGGGACAAACCCTGTGACGCTTTTCGAGAGCGAGGTGCAGCGCCTGGCCGGGCAAATGCCGGACAAGGCCGGTGAGATCCTGAAGTTCGGTCGCGTTCTCGATCGGGCGCGAGAGACCCGCAACACCGCCGTGCGCCGTCTCGAGGACGTGACAGCCAGGTCTCCGTTCGCGCCAAACGTGCCACTGTTTGGCCCTGTCGATCCCGTCGCGCTCGCTGGCAGCCTTTGGGGCTCGCTGGGCGATCCGGCCACGCTCGCGGTCAACGCCCTAGGCGCTGCCGGCAAGGGCGGGACGCTGCTCTACCATTTAGCGCGCTCCGCCCTCATCAACGCCGGGGCCGAGGTGGTGCAGCAGCCCTTCATCAAGCAGTGGGCCAACGAGGCGGGCGACCCCTACGGCTGGGACGACGCCGCGCGCAGCGTGGCGGCGGCTGCGTTGCTGGGCGGCGCGCTCGACACGGCGGTGCGTGGCGGCTATCGCGGCGTTCAGCGCGCGCGGGGACTGGAGCCCGTGCGCGAGGGCACACTCATCACCGGCTGGCGCTCTCCGGAGGAAAAGGCCGCCGCGCTCGATGCGGCCGCGGCGCGCCTTCCCGAGGACAATCCCGTGCGCCGCGCGGCGGAGGGCGATGTGGCCGCCGTGCGCGAGATCGCGGAGGCGACCGGCACGATCGAGGATCCTGCCCTGCGTGGCGCTATCCTCGCCCGTGAGATGAGCGACGGCCTGGACGCGCCGCCCGCCATGGCTCTCGACGGCGGGGACGGCTACGCCGCTCTCGCCCAGGCCCTCCGCTCCGCCACCGATCCCGACGAGCCGTCTTTCACTCTGCCCCGCGCGAGCAGTGAACAGCGTCGCGCAGCTGCAGCGGAAGCGCTCGCACGCTCGGACCATGCGGCAACGCACGGAACCTTGCTCGAGGGGCGCCCGGCGATCGACGATGCGAGCGAACTCCTGACGCCAGCCGACGTCGACGCTGCTCTCGACATGTGGCGGTATGTCAGCGAATTGCGGAAAGTTCCGCAGCCGGAGCGCATTGTTGACTGGTTGCGCCGCACGGGCGGATTGCGCGAGGATGCCGGCGAACTTCGTGCTATGCTGGGCGCCTACAATAAGCGGCCCGGTCTTGTGTCTCGCGCGGGCCGACACCTCGACGACGCGACGTTGTCGGCGTGGGAAGAGGGCTTCCTCGTCAGTCCCGAGCGTCCCGAAATCAACGATCTGCTCGAAGCGATCTCGAGCGATCTCGCCGGCGAGCCGGTGGTGCGTGCGGCCGATCGCGAATTGCTCGACGAACTCGCCGAGCTCAAAGCCTACGAAAGGGATCTGGATGACCTCGGCATCCTCAACGTACGATCCGAAGACGCCGCTCGCGCAGCCCTTGGCCGTGGATCGCGCAGCCTTGCGCGAGAAGGCGAAGCAGGCGGCTCCGCTGGTGCGCAAGGTCCTCGAGACGCGGGCGGCCGCCAAAAAGCGGTAACGGCCAGCCTCCGAGGCTCGGACGTTGCTGCCGATAGTGCGGCGCAGATCCTGGCGCTCGAGCGCGATCTCGCCCGCTCGATCGAGCACGCCGCGAAGCCCGCGCTTCGCGCAGAGCGCGCCGCCAAGCTGTCGCAGATCAAGCGCGAGCCCGCGACGCGCGCCAAGTCGACGAGCGACAGCCTGCGGACCACGTCGATCGACGTGCCCCAGGATCTCTTCCGCTGGCTGGGTGTCGAGCCTGCCCGCTTTCAGGCCGATTACGATTTCATCGCACGCAAGCGCGCCGAGAAGCCGTCTCCCGGCACCGATCTCTCGGACCCCGCGGCGGTGCGCACGTTCGTCGAGGACGTGCTGACGCGGGCGTCGATCGCGCTCCGGACGTCGGAAAAGCACGCCGCGAACACCTGGGATCTGATCGCCCGCAACGGTGCCGACAAGGTGGTCGGCGTCAGGCTCGAGCTCAAGGCCGGCCGCTATAACGTGAGGACCGCGCTGGCCTACGAGGCAGGCCAGCTCGAGCGGCGGCTTGCGGCCTCGCTCAAAGAGCATGGCGACGATGCGGTGAGGTGGAGAGATCCAGAGGCCGCCTCTGAAATTCTCGCCCTTATGCGTCGAGATTCCGCGCTCGCAAAGGATCTCTCTGCCCAAAAACTTATGACCGCGCTGGCGCGCAGTCAAGACGGCCTCGCCGATCTCGCCATCGCCGAGGGGCGCTATGTGCACGCCCACGCGGCGACCGAGCGCATGGCCGAGATCCGCGCCGAGATCGACCGCACCGTCAAGATGCTGCCGAAGGACGTTCGGCTGCGCGTCGTCGACACGCTGCGCTTCGGCGAGCGGGAGGCCAATGGCGCCTGGGACGGCTACGACCGCATCGTCTACGTCTCGCTCGCCGCGGCCGATCCGGTGCGCGCCGTGCGGCACGAGACCGTGCACGCGCTGCGCCAGTCCGGCCTGATGACGGATGCGGAGTTCGCCACCCTCTACCGGTTCGCGGAAAGCGCCGGTCTGCGCCAGGCCTACAAGATCGACGCCAACTACGGCGACCTCTACCGCAAGGCCTACGCCGACCGCGGCGACGCCGGCGTCGAGGCGCTGCTGCGCGAGGAGACCATCGCCGACCTGTTCGCGGATTACTCTCTGAACGGGCGGCGCTTCGCGGACGAGTTCGGGCGGGCGGGCCGCACCGTCGACAAGGTGCTCGACGCGATCGTCAAGTTTTTGAAGCAGGTGCGCGACGCGCTCCACATCCAGGGCTTCCGCGACGTGCGCGACATCTTCGAGGCGATCGAGAGCGGGGCGATGGCTGGGCGCGCCGAGCGCGTGAAACTGCCCGGCGGCGGCGAGATCGAGGGCTTCCACCTGTTCGCGCTCAAGGCCTTCCACGGCACGCCGCACACGTTCGACCCCGAGCCCGGCGCACCGGCCGGCCGCTTCCGCTCAGACAAAATAGATTCAGGAGAGGGCGCGCAGGCATTCGGACACGGCCTTTACTTTGCGGAGAGCAAGGCGACCGCGACATTCTATCAGAAAAAGCTTTCCAAAGATCCGCTGGTGGAAGAGATCCTGCGCCGCAAAAAATCGCCATATCCGACATCAAACGCCGATGCCGCCGAACGGAAGCTTTTCAACGCCCGCGTAAAATATGGGCCGCACCAGCATGTGCACCGCGCGACCATCGAGATCATGCGAGAAATTGCGGCCTGGCGAGAGGAGCGCACGCTGCTCAAGCGTGTCTTCAACCGCAGCAAATATGCGGAAATTGAGAAGACGATCGCCGACCTCGAAGAGCAGCAAGCATTGATCGAAAGCGGAGCGGTAGAGGTCAATATTCCGGCGATTGGCGGCAAGCTCTACGAAGTCCGCATCGACGCTGAGCCGGATCAGTTCCTGGATTGGGACAAGCCGCTCTCGCAGCAGCCGCCGGCGGTGAGGCAGGCGATTGAGAGCGACCCCGCTTTCGTGGCGCCGCTCTCCGGTGCCCCGGACAATTTCATGCGGAATGCTGTGCGCGACCCGTCGACGGCAATCGCACTGCGGGAAGCCGGGGTTGTCGGTGTTCGCTATTTTGATCGCGCATCTCGCCGTTCAGGCGACGGAACGTCGAACTTCGTCATTTTTCCCGGCAACGAGCACCTGGTCGAGATCGTCGCCGTCGACGGCAAGCCGGTGGTGAACCTCGCCGCCGATCTCGCCGGCGTCGAGCGCACCACCGATCTCCAGCACCTGGCGGAGGCCTGCAAGTTATAGTGGAAATCTCACTCGACATAACTACGCATGGCGCGTATATGTCAGTCTCCTGCAAAAATAAGGAGGCGAGGCTCCATGTCTAAAGAATACAATCGACGTACTGATTTTCGCTACGCGCGACCGCTAGGTACATCGAGACGGCTGGCGCTTCACGCTAAGAAGCCGAGCCCGGGAACGCGCATCGCTGAGTTGGATCATTCCGGTAGTGTTGCCTATGTCAGCGATCCGAGCTTCGGGTGGCTCACGCAGTTGAGAAGTGGTCGCTTCGTTGTAGAGCAGGTGACAGGGCAGGTGCGCTCAATAGCGGAGAAAGACGTCCGCGAGATCCTAGAAGTTATCGAGGCTCATCCCAAGAACGCTCAGGGAGTTGACGAGTTGGCTGATGAGCTTCGTTCATGGCGCCGAGGTGATGCGCCGGAGGGTGAATTTCTATTTTCTGCGGCTCGAGCTGCTGAAATGCTCGGTCTGCCGCTACGTACATACGAAGGTATCGAGCAGGGGCGCGGGTTTCGATATCCGCAATTATTGCGGCTCGCTCTGCTCGCATTCAAGGGGTCGCCTGGATGAGCATCAAAGACTGTATCCGAAACGCCGTCGACGCCGGCCACGTCACCGCGGAGGAAGGCGAGGCGCTCAAGCGCCGCTTCGACACGCTGTTCCGCGAGCTCGGCCGCTCCGGAGACGCCCGCCAGCGCCTGATCGAGGAGCTGGAAGCCGAGGCCAGCGAGAAGAAGCGCCGCGCTCTGCTGACGGAGACGGCGCGTCAGGAGCGCCTGCAGGAGATGCTGGCCCACCGCAACGGCAAGGGCCAGCAAGACATCGCAGAAGCCTTCTTTTTCATGCACGAGCACTTCGGGCAGGCGAGGACGCGTGACGTCGAGACCAGGCGCCTCGCCATTCTCGGCCAGACCCATGCGCGCCTCGACGAGCTGCTTTACGAGTTTCGCCGCGGCGCCGTGACCGGCGACCTGCGCCGGCGTGGCGGGCAGGCCAAGGCTCGTCTCGACAACGTCGTGCGCGAGCTGTTCGGCCAGGGAACCGGCGATGAAGCGGCCGCGCGCCTGGCGGCCGCCTGGACCGAGGTGGCCGAGGACATGCGCCAGCGTTTCAACGCTGCCGGCGGCGCGATCGGCAAGCTCGAGAAATGGGGACTGCCCCAATGGCACGATCCGGAGGCGCTGCTGACTTACGGCCGCGACGCCTGGATCGAGCACATCATGCCGCTGCTCGACCGCGATCGGATGCGCAGCCCGCTCACGGGTGAGCGCTTGACGACGGCGGATCTCAGGGAAAGCCTGAGCGCCTCCTGGGACCGCATCACCTCCGACGGCTGGATCGACCGCGACCCCTCGTTTCAAGCGTTCGGCCAGGGCGCGGTATTCCGCCAGCATGCCGATCATCGCTTCCTGCATTTCAAGGATGCCGATGCGTGGCTCGCCTACGCCCGCGACTTCGGCAACGGCGATCCGTACTCGGCGATGATGGGGCACCTCTCCACCATGGCGCGCGACATCGCCAGCATGGAACAGTTCGGCCCGAACCCGGAGGCCATGCGCACCTACCTCAAGCAGGTGGTTGAGAAGCACGCAGCGACCGTGAAGCCGGTGGACCGCATCATCGCGGAAAAAACCGAGGCGCTCTCCGCGCTCAAGGCGCGTCTCGCCCAGAAGACGCAGGATGTCGTGTCCCGCATCGAGGCTATTCCCGGCGAGATCCGCGCCCTGCAGCGCAAGAACCTGGGCAAGGGCACGCGCAAGACGAAAAAGCAGGCGAAGGCGCTGGAGGAGGAATTCCGCTACCTGCTGGGCCGCCTCGAGCCGGGCGACGAGGTGACGCTGCGCGACGACGCGCTGCAGGCCGATTACCAGGCCGCGCTCGCCGATCTCAACGCCATGGCACGGGTGCCGTTCGCCGAAGCGAAGAACCCTCTGGCCTACGCGTCGGCGACGCTCTGGCGGGCCGATCAGATGTGGGACATCATCCGCGGCACGGCCTCGGCGCCGGTGGATGGCCGCCTCGCCAACACGCTCAACACCGTCCGCCAGCTCATCACCGCTGCCTCGCTCGGCTCGGCGCAGCTCTCGGCGTTCTCAGACGTCGCCTTCAACAAGGCGACGCGCTCGTTTGTCGGCATGCCGTCCTCCGTCACCGGCATCATTTCCGGCTACGTGAAGAGCTTCGGCCGGACCGGCCGACGCGAGGCCGTGCGCGCAGGCCTGATCCTCGACAGCGCACTCCACGTGATGCGCCAGCAGGCGCGCTACACCGGCAGCCTCGACACCGGCACGATCTCCGGTTTCCTCGCCGATCGCGTCATCGCCCTGCAGGGCCTCTCGGCCTGGACGCAGGCGGGCAAGCACGCCTTCGGCATGGCGCTGCAGGCCGAGTTCGCGGACCGCGTCGGGCTGCCTCTGGCGGACCTGCCCGAGGCGTTGCGCATGACGCTCGAGCGCCACGGCATCACCGCGTCCGAGTGGGACCAGATCCGCGCCGCCCGCCTCTACGAACCCGAGGACGGCGCGCCGTTTCTTCGCCCGCAGGAGATCTCTCGGGCTGCTGGCCAGGCGCTGGCCGAGAAGTACCTCGGCCTGATCCTGCGCGAGACGCGCTACGCCGTGCCGGAGACGACGGTGCGCTCGCGTATCGGCCTCATCGGAGGCTCGCGCTCCGGCACGATCATGGGCGAGTTCGCGCGCTCGGCCACACAGTTCAAGAGCTTCGGCGTGGCCGTGATCATGATGCACGGCGGGCGCATCGCGCGCGAGATCGGGGCGGGCCGCGGCGCGCGGGGCGCGATGTACGCGGGTTCGATCCTGCTCACCGGTAGCCTGTTCGGCGCGCTCGCCCTGCAGCTCAAGGAGCTGGCCGGCGGCCGCGATCCGCGTGACATGGCGAGCCCTGAGTTCTGGGGCGCGGCGATGCTGCAGGGCGGCGGCCTCGGCATCTACGGCGATTTCCTGTTCGCGAACGTCAACCGCTTCGGCGGCGGCCTCACCGGAACCGTGGCGGGGCCGCTGGTCGGGCGCTTCGACCAGCTCCGCAATCGCACCATCGGCAATGTCTACGAGGCGGCCGAGGGCGAGAGCACGAACATCGGCCGCGAGGCGGTGCAGACGCTGCGCGAATGGACGCCCGGCGGATCGCTCTGGTACATGCGGCTCGCTTACGAGCGGGTGGTGCTCGATCAGCTCCAGCACCTGCTCGATCCCGACGCGCGCAAGGCGTTCCGGCGCAAGGTGGCGCAGCGGAAGAAGGATTACGGGAACGGCTTCTGGTGGGCGCCGGGCGAAGCCGCGCCCGCGCGGGCGCCGGATCTCGGGTCAGCGATGGGCCAGTAAGGTAATTACGAAGGCCGCGACGAAAAATGCATATCCGGTAAGAAGTTTGCCAAAGTAGATCCGAAGGAGCCCGGCTGGACCATCAATCCGAGCGCCGTGAAAGACTGCCTGAACTGTAAAAATCGCGGCAATCACCACGGGGAACGCCCAAAGGTTCGGCCCCATGTTGGTGGATCCGGTTGCGAACGCAATTCCCGTGACAGCGCTAAAAAGCGCTGTTGCCCAGTTTTTAAGTATCTCTTCCCCCATGCCCAAAGTTTCGCAGGTTGCATGGTCTCTTTCAAGTCCACCCCCGCGGCAAGCCGCGCCTCACGTCCGCGCGGGTGTCCATGGGTCCCCCCCCATGGACCCGGGGGTAACGTGCGGGCATGGCGCTCCCGTTCTCGATCCGAAAATCAGGTCCGTACACGCTCTCGGCCGGACAGACCGGACCGATGAGTTTCGACTGGCGCCTGTTCGCGGCGGCCGACATGACCGTCTGGCGCTGGCGCGGCGATGGCCCCGCCGAGGCGCTGGAGCTCAACACCGACTACTCCATCAGCGGCCTCAACAATCCGATTGGCGGGTCGGTCTCTCTCACGGCGGGCGCGCTCGAAGGCGACCGCATCGTGCTCGAGGGCGCGCGCGACGTGGCGCGCACGGCCACCATCACCGCCGAGCGCGGCGTCACACCGACGCTGCTCAACAATGATCTCGATCTGACGTTCGCCCAGGTGCAGGAGATCCAGCGCGACGTCGACCGCGCGTTCAAGACCTCCTATTTCGAGCCCGACGTGTTCGACCTCGAAGGGCGGCGGCTCACGGGCCTGCCCGAGCCCGTGGACGCCAGCGACGCGGCAACCAAGGCGTGGACGCAGGCCATCACGCAGGGCGCGGTGGACGCGGCGGCCGCGTCGGCGGCCGCGGCTGCGGCCTCGGCGGGATCGGCCTCCAGCGCGGCGGGCGCGGCCTCCGGCAGTGCGGACGCGGCAGAGGCGGCACGCCTCGCGGCGGAAGCGGCGGCCCAGCTCGCGCTCGGCGGCATCCTGCCGTTCACCACCCGCGAGGCGATCAAGGCGCTCGACACCGCCAACTACAAATACGCCTACCTGCGATCGAGCGGGCGCGACGGCATCTGGCTGTGGCTCGTCGGCGACTTCTCGGCTCATGTCGGCTACGACACGGCCGAAGGCCTTTACATGGCCGCAGACGGCGTGCCGGCGACGACGGGCGCCTGGGTGCGCAGCTACACCGGCCCCGTGTTGTCATCGTGGTTCGGCGTCTCGTCCGGCGCCACGGACAACTCCGCCGCGCTCTCGGCGTGGCTCAAGATGCTCTGCGAGTACAATTTGTTCGGCCACCACAACGTGGCGGCCAACGTGCAGGCGGCGGTGACGTGCGCGCCGGTCAACACCGACGTCGCCATCATGATCACGGCCGACAAGCGGGCGCGCATCACCTACACCGGCGCCGGCGGGCTCGGCACGCTGGTCAATCTCAACGTCGACGGCATCAAGGACGTGACGGTCTCGGGGCTGCGCGTTTTCGGCGGCAACAAATGCGCGACGGGGCTGCGCATCGAGCCGCTCTCGGGCGCGCCGGATACGATCATCGTGCGCGACTGCGTCGTCAAGAATTTGCGCCTGGTGACCGGCGGATCGGCCAACGGCCAGGGCATCCGCATCGGCGCGCCCAACGCCACGCCCGGCCGCTACGCCGAGGTCACGGGCTGTCAGGTCGCCGAGCTCCGCAAGGACGGGGGCGTGGTGCTCGCGAACAGCGGCATCTCGATCGTCAATTTCGACAACGCGCGCTGCGACCACAACACGATTGAGGAGGTGCACCACGACGGCACCAACCTGATCGACGCCGACGGCATCTCAATTTTCTCGGGTAACGTCTCCAGCATCTACCGCAAGCAGACCGTGAGCTGCCAGAACAACGTGCTGCGCAACTGCGCGGGGCGCTTCATCAAGCTCCAGACGAACGGCAACGCGCTCGTGCGCGGCAACGCCTGCCACCTGATCGGCGCCATCCAGATCATCACCGAATGGCGGTGGATCGACAGCCAGACCGGCGACTGCGACGTCTCCGAGAACAAGCTCTACGCGGACGCCTCCTGGACCGGCGGCGGCGGCGACACGCTGATCTCGCTGCAGACCCCGACGCCGATCTCGGCCGACAACGAGCGCGTGACGCAGGTTGCGCGCAACAACCGTGTGTGGACCAAGAAGCGGATCGGCACGTTTTTCCGCCCGATCGTGCGCGACGTGGCGGTCGATATCACCTGGGACGTGTCCGGCAACCAAGTCTACGGGCCGCAGGCGCTCTCCGGCACAACGGCGGCCGACATGGGCGTCAACGTCACGCTCGTCATGACCATGGTCACGCTGACGGCGGGCGGGAAGTACCGCCTGAAATTCAACGACAACACCATCCAGGCCAACACCTTCATTTTGCTTTCGGGGTCGGTCTCCGGTGACTACCAGGCCAGCACGTCGATCGAGGCGATCGACAACGTCATGCATCCCCTGAGCGTGGCGACGCCGCTGTTCCCGGGCACCAGCACCTGGATCACGTCTGCGCTCAAGATGGCGGGCAACAACGTCGGCGGCACCTCGGGCGCCCGCATCGATCAGGACATCGACCTGCAGTACGTGCTGCCGGGGAGCGAGTTCTATTTGGGCAGCGGCAACTACGGCTCCGCGCCCGTGAGCAAGACGTTCCGCGCGCTGCGCAAACAGACGCGGCGCGACATCACACTGACCGCAGGCACCACCATCCAGGCGAGCGTCGACAACGGCGCCACCTGGAAGACCGCTGTTCTGTCGTAGCAACCAGAGAGAGGATGACCAATGCCGGAACCAAAATTCAAAGCCGGGGACCAGGCGCGCCTGAGCAACGGCACGATCGTGACGATCGACGAGGTGACGATCGAGGACGGGGTGCCTCACTATCTCTGCACCTGGACCGACGACGGCGGCCTCAACCGGGACCTCCGCCTCGAGGCGCAGCTCGAAGCACTGAGCTAGGCGACGCGAAGGAGACACCGATGCGCTGGATGGAGATCGCGTGGGAGCAGGAAGGGGCGGACGTGCGCGAGATCGGCGGCCCGCGCGCGCACGCGTCCATCATCGGATATTTTCGTGCGATCAACCGGCCGGACATCACCTCCGACGAGGTGCCGTGGTGCGCGGCCGCCTATTTCTGGTGCCTGCAGCAGGCGGGCCTCTCGATCGACGTCGTGCCCAAGGCCGAGCGCCTGCTCGCCATCTCCGCACTCAAGGTCGGCACGCGCATCGCCGAGCCGCGCGTCGGCTGCGGCGTCGTCATGAAGCGCTACAACAAGGACGGCACGCTCGCGGGCCATCACGTCGGCTTCGTCGCGGCCTGGACCGCGCGCACGATCTTCATCCTCGGCGGCAACCAGGCGGACAGCTTCTGCGAGAAGGAATTCACGCGCACCGCCGACATGATCTTCATGTGGCCGGAGCCACCGAAGACCGAGACCGAGGTCGCGGCCCGCTCGCGCATCTCGGATGCCGCCGGCGACGTGCGCAAGGACGCGGCCAAGGTGGGCGGTACGCAAGGCGTCGAAAGCATTCTCCCGGCCCCTCCGTCCGAGCTTCCCGGCTTCGACGCGATCGCCCAGCACGCAGGAACGTTCAAGACGACGGTGCTGGGCTTGCAAGATTTCCTGCTGTTCGCCTGGGGCAAGGCGCCGTGGATCGCGGCCGCGCTCGCCGTCTACTGGCTCGTGCGTATGGCCTGGAACGCCGGCTGGATCCGGTGGTGGCGCGCCGAGGACCACAATTCCGGCAAGGCGCCGCTGCCGGCCGCGGCTCCGGCCGAGACCGACGCGCTGCCCTGGGGAGGAGACACGCATGTCGAAGCTGCTTGATGTCCTCTTCGACGGCTGGGGCAGGGCGGCGCTCGGCGCCGGCTTGTTCGCCGCGATCTTCGCCTGGTGGCAGGTCGACCGTGCTCAACAACGCAACCTGGGGGCGGCACATGTGCGCGCTGAAGCAAACGAGAAGGCCAATGAGATCGCTGACAAGGCTCGCGCGGCTCGCGACGCTGTTGACGACGCCACTGCTCTTGACCGGCTGCGCGAGCGTTTTTGCCGCGATTGCTGAGGATCCGAAGCCGCTCGTCACGGCAGACCCGATCTGCAAGGCAGCGGTGCGGCCTGTTTGCGTCAGCGCGTCCGACATGCTGACGCGCAAGACGGCCGTCGGCCTTTTGCAGAACAACGAGGGCATGATGGCGGCGTGCCCGGCGCTCCGGAAATACAAGTGCCCGGCTGGCCAAGTGCCCGCTGTCGCGCCAGATCCAGCGCGCCCGGTGAAGCCGCCTGCACAGATCGACGCCAGCGCGGACCCGAAGACGTCATGAGCGAGAACCACGAGCAGCGGCTCTCCGACGTCGAGCGCGAGCAGGTGCGGCAGGGCGAAAGGCTGAGCCGCATCGAAACCGACGTCGGCAAGATCGGCGCCGGCGTCGACAAGCTGCTCGAGCGGCCGAAGGGTCTGTCGTGGGGAGCGGTCGGCGGAACCATCGTCGCCACGGCTGGCGGGTTGCTGTCGGTGGCGGCCGTCGGCTGGTGGCTGATCGGATCGTCGCCCGCCGTGCGCGATCTCGAAAAGGAGGTTGCGGCCGTGCGCTCCGACACCGAGCGCAAGGTCGAGGCCGTCGAGCGCCGTGTCGACAAGCTCGACGATCCCGAGATCGGCCGCGTGCCGCGCGTCGAGCGCAAGGTGCACGAGCTCGACCAGTGGGCGCCGCGCGTGACGCGGTATTAGGGAGGTCCTGACCATGAACGTTTCGCAGATCCCCGGGCAGATCACCGGCCCGCTCAGGCCCTGGCTGCTGCTGGCGGGCACGCTCGCGGCGGCGGCGCTGTTCGTCGACCATTTCCTGCTCGACATCCCGCGCGTGTCGCTCTCGACCAACGCCGCGATCGCCGCCGGCCTGGCCATCTGGGCAGGGCGGTGATGGATTGGGAAAAAATCGGTTCGCACGAGAGGGACGCTGTGCTGGGCCAGGGGCAACGTGGCGACGTTTTAGTTGGGCTCGTTATCGTCCCGCACTCGCTGATGCCCGGCAAAGTGGAGATTAGGGATGGTGGCGATTTCGCCGTAACTGTTTTCGAGGGCGGCCCAATTGCAACCCTCCATCCGTTCAGCATGTCGCTTCAAATGAAGAGTAGATCGGGTGCTTGGCAGGTCTCGACGGGGGCGGGTGTAACTGTGATTGCGACCTACGAACCGGCCGATCCGGCGAAAACGGAACCCTCATAGATAGTCGCGCACGATCACGGCGGCGCGGATGCGAAGTGGGCATCCGAAGCGCCACGCAATGAGTTCCCATTTTGTTCTAGCTGTGCTAGAGCCCGTCAGATGATCGCTGACGGGCGTTTTCGTGACCGCTACCCTGGCCCCTACCGCGTCGTCGAGACGGACGGTGGCTATGCTGTGCGCGATCCTGCGGGGGTTCTGCTGGCCATGGTCTACACGACGCACCTCCCGCCGGAGTGGACGATCGGCGCCTCCGTGCGGCTCTCGCGTGCCGAAGGGCGCGCGCTGGCGACCGCCATCGCCGCGCTCGGCGGCAAGGGCCGGAAAAGAAAAAGGCCCGCCGGTGAGGGCGGGCCTTCGTGAGGAGCGGCGCCTAGGAGGCCAGCAGCTCCTGCTGGTAGCGCCAGGCCGTGGAGCGCGGCAGCCCCGTCGCCCGGCGCACTTCGGCGGGCTCCGGATCGTGGCCGTGCCGGGCGCGGTAGGCGCCGACGAACGAGGCCACCTGCTCGCGCCGCTCGTCGGGCCGCGAGCGCTTGCGCGGCTTGGGATCGACGGGCGCAGGCGTCGTCGGCTCGGGCGAGGTCGGCAGGCCCTGGCTCGCCTCGAACGCCTTCATGCGGGCGTAGAGGTCGATCTCACGGCGAGGCCAGAGGCGCCATCCTGAGAACACGGCCGACCACACGACGCCGGCGAGCCCGATATGCAGGAACACGATCGAGCCAGCCTCGAGGAACGCCGCCGGGATGTTCGGTTCAATCAGCGTCAGCGTCGCCTCGAGGCGCGCTTGCTGCTCGGCATCAGCGCCTTGGATGGCGCTGATGATAGCGGCTGCATTCTTCACGCGGGTGTTGACTGGCACTTCCGGGCCGATCGCGTCGAGATCGGCGGTGTGCCCTTTGATTGCGGCCTCATAGGTGCCGACCGAGTAGGACTTGCCTTGGCAGGCCGTGCCGTTACCGCTCGCGCATTCCCGGTTCTTAGCGTCGCGCAGGCTGCAACGCTCCCCGAACCACTTCTTCGGTGAGCCTGCGGGGCACGACGCGAGGATGAACTCGGCTTCCGCGATCTTCTTGCGGATCGCGTTGCGCTTCTCATTGTTGGCCTCGGCCTCGAGCTGGGCCGTGGCGCGATCTTGTGCCGTGCGGCCGGCCGTTCCCATCATGCAGTACACGCTGCCGACTGCGGCGAGCGCGAAGAGCGCGGCGGCGTAATGCCAGGTGCGCCAGCTCTTGAGCATGCTGACGGCCATCACGCCGGCGGCGATGGTGCCGACGAGAACGATAACAGCCAGAATGTGATCGGTGGTGACGGTGCCGGTATGGCGGACGTCCTCGAGGAGGACGTAGGCGGCGCCGAACGCACACAGAGCGCCGGCGGCGATTGCCCCGAAGCGGGGCTTGGTGCTATTGCCCATGAAGGGTCTCCGTTGGGTAGAAGCTTCGGATGCCTTAGGCCGGGCGGGGTGTTGGTAGCACCACGTTCGGCCGCTCTGATCATGAGTCGCGTCGGTTAAGATTTCCAGTGTCTTGGCGGCAACAGCTCAAGTTTTTTGTGAACTATCCGGCACAAATTCAGTCCGGCCGGGCTCGGTCTCGACGAATTTTCCGCCTTTGGCCTCAATGCGCGTGAGTACGGGGCTGGCCTCTTTTGAGGTGTATTCCTCAGGGGGTCTGCTGAGCTTGAGATCTCTCACCTTCGCGATTAGCTCGGGGGCGGCGTCGTAGTCTTGGAGAAGACGAGCGGCTGTCTCGATGGCCGTGTTCCATATCCTCCGCTCGTGGGAATTTTGTTTGCCGGCTTGGCGCCCGCCCCCATAGATGGTCTCGTCGCTCATCACGTTTCTCCGCATGCTGAGAAATGGGGTAAAGTCGGACGACCCGGAGCGCCGTCCGACTTCAACGAGCCTTTGTTCTTTTTATGTGCTTTTGAGAAAAGCGTGCAACGCGTTGTGCGGGCTAGACATTTTCATGGCGGTCCCTACGGGAGTCGAACCCGTCTTTTCAGATTGAAAATCACGTACACGCTCTTGAGTTTCAATAACTTAGCAGTCGGACAGCCGGTTAGATCCGGGCGGCTTGCGCGGTCAAGTCGGACGCCTAAATCGC